CCGCCGACCGGCGGGAACCTAGGATCCTGTCCCCGATTCTTTCGAACCTTTTACAGGAAACTTTGGTGCTTAGAGGTGCACTCAACTATTTGTCGTCCGTGTAGCCCGAATTAATCGGGTACCGGTTCTGACGGTAGGATAACTCTGACAAGGAAAAGGATGGTTAGTCCTCTAACTTGCTTTTCTTTAGGGTTATTAAATGCAGCTAAGTACCCCCCTCCCAACAAATTATGTTGGTACTCAGGCTTTCGTCTCCACGCCCATCCGTTTTCGCAGTCTCACCCAGAGCTTGAATAAATCAAGAACTGGTGCTACGAGCACTTCTTTGGTACGTTTTAACGCCTTAATCGCCGTCGGAGCGATCAGATCAACTTTATCCGCAGATCTTACCACCTGTAAAAAGATGGCAGAGACCTGCGTTGGGTTGAACTTCACGTTCAGACTTTGCAGGTGCTGCATAGATTTCTCAGCTAAGTCGATAGACTTTTGCGCCGACGCAACCGCCACATTGGCGGCAGCATTGACCAGCCTCCCTGCTGGATCCCAGGATCCTTCCTCGACGAAGAAGAGATCCGACTGCATCTCATCGATGCGGTCTCTAGCGGGAGATAGCACTTCTGTCTGTAGGCCAGTGGCCCACGGAGAGAAAGCTGTTAACTCGGACAGCACATCATTGTGCACCTTCCGAGTCGCTGAATGCGACAATAGCCAATCTGACCATGTCGGCATCGCAAAGCGGCCTCCGGTTATCGGCTGAGTCAAGAGAACCAGCAAGACTTTCAGTCTACGCGGGACGACGTCCCATGCAGCATCAACCTTACTTGCGCCCTTGAAACCGACCCCGAGAGATCGGACGAAGTTTGCCAGTGTCCCGGACGGATACCACGCCGATAAGGCGTGCACGACACCAACGCTATTCTGGGCAGCTGCCCAAAACTTAATTGGTAACCCACTAACCTGTTCTCCTCGAAAGAAGAACTTTTTAGCGAATTCGAGAGTCTTACCTCTCGCCACGAGGGATTTCGCAATCCCAATACCGAGCCCGATTTCCTCGCAAAATAAGCGATACTCCCGAGCTACTTGGTCGTCGGCAATGACAATGTCATCACCAAGTACCGCGTATCGGTCAAACCACTTCGCTTCCCCTGCTTTGTAAGCAGCGAACTGTACCATAGCATGGTGCGTTAACGCTAGCATCGCCCAACTTGAAAAGGCTCCCATCGGCTGCCCTACGGCATACCTAAGGTTCTTTCCTTTGTTTCCTAATCTTGCTGCTCGGACGTGATTAGCGCCCAAGTAGTAATTTCGGTTGCAAAGCAACGCTCTCCAAGTTGATGCCATATGTCTCCCAAAGATCTGCCATAACAGCAGACCCTGAAGGAGGACGGGAAGCCGATCCGTCGCTGCACTAAGATCATACGAATAAATCGTCTGATCAGGACTAACTTTCTTCAAGAGCCTTTTTACAGGCTCAAGTTGATTGAAAGTCCCGTCTGACGGGATCTCCCGTAATACGGAGAAAATCCAGTCATGCAGCGGCTTCAGAGCAACTTGCGTCCAATAATCCACCATCGCGAAAACCCGGGCTTTGCCTGCGGGTTCTACCTTTACAGATAGCCGACCGTTCGCAAACGACCCATTAGCGTACTCGTTCAGTTTACGGAGCGCAATGCGCCCCTTCTCCGTTCGAGGACGCCGCAAGGTCTCAAGCTCAGTTTGAGTTTTACCTCGAATCTGAGCCAGCGAAGCGGCTTCCGCTACCTCAAGCATTTGTGTCCATAGGGATTTAGTTGTCCCAGTACCTCCCGGTGTTACCGAGAGGTAGCGAAACAACGTCCATCCCCATTGGCCTGAGGTCCACCTCTTTGCAGAGTTGAACCGACATCCGAATGAGGTTGATGGACCAACATCACCTGAGTCCCAATCGACGAAAGGGAGATCAGATGATGCTTTCATGATGGGAAGCATAGACGGTCGCTCCAAGACGTCGGTCCCAACATCTAGAAGCTTCCATCCTGTATGTCCTTCAAGGTCACGCAAGAACTGTTTCCGAATAAACGAACGCCACTCCTTAAGAGTCGATCGTGAGATCAGTACTCCGGGGTCGGTGATTGTCGTTAATTTGTACTTCGGTTCTATTGTTAGTATCCGGTACATACCCAGCATCGTTAGCCAAAACCGAATAGTCGCGACATCTCCTCTTCGAATGAAATTACGCGCGTAGCGCGGAATCACTCTTGGGAGTCCATCGCGGCTCTTGGCCACGCCCCTCTCCCCGATTGCTCGGGAAGTAGGCTTCAGTGTTGACCCAGGCACACCCTGCATTAGCATGGTGTGAGCTGTTTTAAGATACTGAACTAACCCTACTACACCCTGCTTACGTACCATACTCGCTACGAACTTAGCAAAGGTTGCTAATTGGATAACCTTACTTCGAGTTAACCCAC